CTACGCTGCCGCGTAATCGGCTTCGCTTAATCGCCATTCGGTGACGAAGTCCAACATCATCGGGCGGCAGGTGAGAGAGAGAAACAGGTCTGTGTCAGCAAGCCCGAAAATTCGGTCGGGCCCACCAGCGTTGATACTGATGCTTCGGCCGTTCGCCAGCGCGTTCATTTGCTTGCCCTGGTGGTGCATGTCCATGGCCCATTTCCGGAAGATGTTTCCGGGGTTGGGGCTCTCTGCGCTGGCAAGGTGCAGGCATTCGGGCGGCAAGGGCCCTACTCCGGGAATGGGGTCCAGAGCATTTGCTAGGCGGTGTGCCCGTCCGCGTAACCAACGAATGGCCAGCCGGGGGGAGTTGGCCCGGCATCCACCAAGGAACCATTCCCGTCCGTCCACCGAACTACGGGCGACGACTTCGCACCAGTAGCCTTCAACGGTCGCGTTCACGGTCACAACCACTCCCCCGGAACGATGCGGTACGGCGCACTGGTCACCAGGCGGTATGTCAGATGCTCGCGGTTGTCGCTGCGGTGCTCCCCAACCCAAGTCGCTGCCGCCGCTTGTGCTTCACGGTCGGCCTTTTCCTGAGTCTCGGGGGTGTTCTGCTTCTCGACTTCCACAGGGGTTCCGGATTCGCCGCATACGGCGCACTGCATGGCGTGCGTCTGGGGTTCTGCGTCGGGTTCGTTGTCTGCCTCAACGCGAAAGCGTCGGAATCGGTATCCCATTACCGCCTGCCCAGTTCCTTGAAGTGCTCTTCAATTGCAGCCCCCAACTTGTCCACCCGTTCGGCCAACGTGACGCCGGTAGGTGCTTCCTCGTCCGGCTGGTCATCCGGTCGGGGATGTGGCGAGCGTTCCGGGGCGTTTGCGGTCACCGCTCCGCCCCCTCGTCCTGGTCGGCCCGGTGGGGGTGCTCAGTGATCACCCGGTTGAAGTCGGCAACGCGCTGGGGTGCCCCCTGTGTCCGTGCGGCCGTCCGGCCCCGGTCTGCCGCGAAGCACACGCGGCAGTCAGGATGCGCCACGGGTTCAAGGTCCGGCATGGGCACTGCCGCCGCCAGCTCCTCTACGCCGCGCGGTCGGGCGGGGTTCGTCGGCCGGTCGGTCATGGTGTTGCCGTCCCCTTCGTCTGCGGGTGCTGCTGTCCGTAATGACGCACTCACAGAGTCGGACTTTGGGTCTACGCTCGAAAGACGGCAGCGCTGGACACTGCCAACTGTCCAACGATCAAGGGGCGTTCGTTCGTATGAGTGTCGAAAACGAGAACGATGATCTAGCCGACCCGTCAGCGTCTCCTTTGGTGCACTTCGGCAGCGAAGTGCGGATTGAGCGCGAACGACTTGGTTTGTCTCGCAAGGAGTTAGGCGCGGAAGCGCACTGCGGGTACTCCCTGGTGGCCAAGATCGAGGCTGGCGAGCGCGTACCGGCTTTGGAGTTCGCGGAAGCGTGTGACCGCGTGTTCCCCAACGCCAACGGGCGCTTCGTTCGACTCTGGCCGTTGGCGCTCCGCTACGCGTTCCCGCCCTGGTTCCGCCGGTACGTGGAGCTGGAGGCGAAGGCGACCGTGGTTCGGATGTTCCACCCCACGCTTCTACCGGGGTTGGTGCAGACGCGCTCCTACGCCGAAGCGGTCTTGCGTACCGGTCGGCCCACCAACCTTGAGGACTTGCTGACTGCCCGGATGGAGCGGCAACGCATCCTTGCTCGCGAAGACGGCCCCGCGCGCTTGTGGCTGGTGCTGAACGAGAGCGCCCTACGCAACTCCGTTGGCGACCCTGCCACCATGCGCGTTCAGCTTGACCACTTGCGGGACCTTGCCGAGACCCCCCGGCATCGAGTGCAGATCATCAAAGACCAGGGGCAGCACCACGGTTGGGCAAGCCCCTTCGGTTTGCTCTCGTTCAAGGAAGGGGCCGACGTGGTGCACGTGGACGGCTTCCCAAGGGGGTACATCCTCGCTGAAGAAGCGGACGTTGCGGCGGCACAGGATGCCTATGATCTGCTGACCGCCATGGCCGCGCCGCCGGATGAGACGGCAGACATGATCAACACCATTGCGAAGGACTGTTACTCATGACGCACAACCTCGTTCCCGACTGGACCAGTTCGAGCTACAGCCAGAACAACGGCGGTGAGTGCGTCGAGTGGGCCCCGGAGTACGCGCGGGCCACGGGCACGTTCCTGGTCCGTGACAGCAAGGACCCGAACGGCCCGACGCTGAACCTCACGGCCGAAGGCTTCGCCGGTCTCGTGGCCTTCGCCAAGACGCACGGCTGACCGCCCGACGCGCACGCCGCCCAGTTCGAGCCCCGCCACTTCACCCCCTTCGGAGTGGCGGGGCTCTTCGCTACCCTGCGTAAAAATTTGGGTCGTCGCCGGCGGAGCTCCCGAGGGGTAAAACGGACATAGGGGGCCCCGCGGCTTCACTTTGCGTGATCACATGGCAGGGGCACGCACGGGCACCACGCGCCGGAGCGCATGGGCTAGGCGACTGGCCAACGAAGGGGACTCAGGGGGTCGCTGATGGGCCGTACGGGGGTTTGCCGGACCGGTGGCTACGCCGGTCGGCAAGGGGCTCTCAGGGGCGCTCACGGCGTCCTTCTGGGGACAGTGGCTAGGCAGGCTCAGCGCGGCCAGCAAGACGAAGGCGACGGCCGTTGTGACGGCCGCAAGCGCGGAGCGGACGGGCGGGCGGTGGTTCATGGTTCCCCCTGAGTTGCGGTGGTGCAGTCGGCGCAAGTGCGTCGGCTTCTCCCGTGAGTTGGCGGGTTGGTGTCTGCCGGTCACGCTGCGAGCGTGGCCGGTTCTTCGTCGTCCTGGTGGTGGTTGTGCTGGCCGTAGTCGCACGCCGACCAGACGCCCCCCGGATAGGGCAGGTACGCCCCCGTCTCGGGGCTCATGTACCACTCAGCGGACCCCACAAGGTCCCCTGAGCGCCGGTCGCGCATCAGCAAGCGGAAGCCGTCGAACTTGCCACCCTTGAGCAGTCGCGCGACCAAGACCCCTTGCGCGCGCAGCACTGCCCCCGTCTCTTCGCACGTCGTAATCGTTTCTTCCCCTAGTGGTTGCGGCAGGTCGGCACACGGGTGCCAGGTAAGCCGGTTGTCCCCCAGCTCAGGCACCCAGACCGACACCGATACGTCCCCTGTACCGCGTGTAGCCATCCGGACACTCTAGAACACGCGTTCGGAATCCGGAAGGGGATATACCGGGCGGTAGGCACATGCCCCTGACCTAGACCAACGACCCGCAACGAGAGTCGCATGACGCACTGACACCGGCCCTGACCTGCAACTTTAGATTCCCTTAAAGATCACCGTCTTGTGTGATTTAGGTCACATGCAGGACACACATAGTTTGGCTTGTTCGAACTGTCATGAGCACGCAAAAGGCCCCCACCGAAACCGGTGGGGGCTCTCATGGGGCACCGACTCACGTGAGTCGGTGCCTAGGTGCTGGCAATGACAAGCAGGGCGGACCCTTCACGGATCACCCATTTGCGGCGGCGAAGTTCCGTTGCCTCTTCATAGTTGGCAGTGATCCAGTCACAAGCAGCCTGCCAGTTGGCGGAAGTGCCCAGTTCGCGGGCACCGCCCTTGATTGACTCATAGGCGGCTTCCGCCTGTTCGGGCGAACTCAGGTCGCCAGCGGAAGCGGCGAAGCGGGCAAGGAATGCGGTGCGCTCATTCCGGTCTGTCATGGGGGTCACTCCCTGGCACCGACTCACGTGAGCCGGTGGTCATTTGTTGGCGTACTTCACACACACGGTTGTGGTGACTGGATGCATGGTCGTGGTCTTGCCGGTGAACACCGGAACCAGGGACGTGCGGGTTTCATACTTCACGCACTCGGGTCCGTCGCTGACCTTGCAGCCGCTCAGCATGAGCACTGCCGCAATGACCAGGACCCAGAAGACCCACGAACCCCCGCCCTTGCTCGGGCAGTTGCAGCCCCAGCGTTCCCGCATGTAGCACGCCTGGTGGTGCTGACCCTTCACGCTCTCCCCTTCGTCGGGCACCGACTCACGTGAGTCGGTGGTTTACCAGTGGGCAACGCGCTCTTCGGTGCGAAGGGTGGCCGTACGAAGCGGGGAACGGTCCGGCGCTTCAATGGCCTTCGCTGCGTCTATGAGCCATGCGGCAAGGTTGCGCGCCTCAACCGGGGTGAGCTTGGCGCGGTCGCCCGGTACGGCAACGCTGAGGGTTCCGCGCTCCTTGTCGTTGTGCCATGCGATGACTCGCCCACCGTTGCGGGCGGCAAGGGTGGCCTTCGTCTCTCGGGTCACGTTCAGCACTGCATTTCTCCTTCGCTCAGGGGTTGAGTTCTTCAAGTTCCTGCATGAGCCAAAAAGCGTCATCGGAACTCATTTCGATGGTGGCGACGGTGCGCCCGGATGCGTCCCGGACGTGAACGTCAAAGGTGATTCCCACTCGGGTGACTTCAACGGTTCCGCCGTCGGCAGTAGAGAGCTTCACGGCTATTCCCTTTCGACTACGCGGCGGCAATCCAGAGTTCCGCAAAACGGTCTTTGGCTTTGCTGCGGACGATGCGGACTTGATGGAGTGGTATTCCGTGGTCGCGTGAGAGTTCGTCGTCTCGTTCGGTGCCGTAGAAGTCCACGGGGATGATGCCGGTAAGCGCCATGAGAACTACTCGCTGTTGCTCCCCCATGCGCTTGAGGGTGCGGCGCACTTTCAGGCCGGTCTCTTTTCGGCGCGCTTTTTCGTAGTCGCTGGGCTCCAAGAGTTCGACCGGAACGCCAGCGTCAGCGGCAAGGGTGTCGGCCAATGTGACCGACTCCCCCGTTTCACTCTCTCCAAGGGGTGCGTCCAGATACTCAAGGCCCTGGTAACTCAGCCGTGCCGCGTACGCCGTTTCAGCGCTGAGCCTTCGGTCCCCCATGGCTTCCTTGGTGGTGGCCAGCCACTCAGCCTCATAGACGTCACCACCGGCCAGCGAGAGCGCCCGTTCAAAGGCGGCAGCAACGGAGCGGGAAACGCCGTGCCTGGTCTCTTCCTTGCGTGCGTCGCTCATGGCTCCCTTGAGCGTGCGGTCAATGAAGGTGAAGAACTCCGCCACGGTGCGGCCGTTGAAGCGGCTCAGCCCCTCCCAGACGGCTATACGGCCAATCTGGGCTAGGTCTTCGGTAAGAGTGTGGTCCGTGCGACCGGCACCGGTCGCGTACTTCCATGCCAGTTGGTTGACCCGCTCTTCCGTGGCGTTCACCACGGCCGTCACGGCGTCAAGGTCATTCGCCTTAGCGGCGGCAATCTGGTCTTCGGTGAGGTCTATCAAGGAGTGCTCCGCGTGTTCCTGGGCCGGTTGCACTCCCGTGGGGAGCGCAAGGGTTGCCCGGAACAGGGCGAAGCGCGCTAGACCGTTTGGTGAGTCAGATCACCGATGCGTCTGGACATGCGGGGGCATGGCTAGGCCCCGTCCGGGACGCTCCGAACGGGGCTTGCGCATTGCCTTCGTCGTTGCGTGGCGTTGAACTTAGGCAGCGATGCGGACACCAACAACGGACTTGATGAGAGGTAAGACCGCTGGTCTTTTGGTTGGTTGTAGAAGGTTCCGAAGGCGAGACGGACACTCAGCCAACGGGATGAGCGAGCGCAATTCCTTTCATCCCTGAGAAGGACTAGATGACGGACAGGTAACGGGCACCGACTCACGTGAGTCGGTGCTCAGAAGTCGGCCCCGTACAGCGACCCCCAGGAACGGCCGCCAATCTCCGCTTCGGCCACGATCGGCACGCCAAACAGGTCGAACGTCATTGCCCGCTCAAACTCCCGCGCATAGTCGGCCGCTTCGCGCGCCGGTACTGACGCGAGGATTTCGTCATGAATCGGCAAGCACATGGCATCGAGAAGACCGGCACTCTCGGCGTTCAAGAGCGCCTGCCCCAGCAAGTCCCTTGCCGCTGACTGGCATTGGTAGTTCACGACGGCATAGGCCCGGTCCCTGTCGAGTGGCATACGCCGACCGGTTGCCGACACGGTGACCATGCCGGTTGCCCGCGCCTCACGCTGCCAGCGGGCCGACGCGCGGCGAATCTCCGGGAAGGTGCGGTCATAGGCCGTGACCGCTCGCCTGATCTCTTCCTCAGTGGCACCGGTCTGCCTGGCCAGCGTGGAAATGCCGCCCCCGTAGACCTTTCCGAATCCCGCACCTTTGAAGAGCTTGCGGTCTTTCTCGGTGGCTCCTTCGCCCTTGATGAGCTGAGCCGTGAACATGTGAATGTCGAAATCCGAACCGCCCGACTGAAAGCCGTCTTTCATCCGGCGCACGTCGGCCAATGCGGCGAGCACTCGCATTTCAACGGCCTGAAAGTCGGTGCTCACCATGACGTGGCCTTCGTCGGCGAGAAGGCAACGCCGGATCATCTGATCCGAAGACGGCAGTGTTTGAAGTGCCGGGCGCGTGACACTCATTCGTCCCGTGCGTGCGGCTAGTGAATTCACAAAGGGGTGCACCCTGCCGGATGAGTCCACCGTTTCTAGGAACGTCTCCGCATACGCTGAGCGCCATTTGCCCGCGCGCTTGCTTTTCAAGATTGCTTCGGCCAGCGGGTTAGGGGTCCGGATTCCTAGCCGCTTCCATTGCAAGTCCATGTCGGCAAGCGCGAGCAATACGGCTTTGTCCACCTTGACGGCCCCGCCTGCCGTTCGTTCCGTCAGTGTTTCCCCCATACCGGTGAGCGCTTCCGCAATCTGCTTGTTGGAGTTGACCGACTCGACCCCGTACCGCGCGGCAATACCGGCGTTCTCTGTTGCATCCGTGCCGAGAGCGGCATCAAGTTCGTGCGTGAACGGCACGTCAAGAATGAGCCCCCGGCGCTGCATGTGCGCACAGATGCGGGATATCTCGTGTTCGTAGTCCACCAGCCGGGACCGGACCCCCAGCCGCTCAAGCTCAGCGGAAAGGTACGGCTCAAGCCGGGCCGTGAACACCACGTCAAGACCGGCGTACAAGTTGTAGGTGGGGTGGTCCAGCGGAATGCGGGCAAAGCCGTTTGCCTTCGTGAGCCCCAGCGACCGGAAGACGGCCGTGAGGTCCCCTTGAGTGTCCGGGGCCGACCGGTCCACGTAGTACGCCGACAGGGGCTTGAGGGCCGTTCCAATGCCCCCTTCCTGGGGTTGCCGGGGGTCCACAAGGGCAGCCATCACGCGCGTGTCTCGGGTGCGCGGCGCTAGGTCTTCCAGCGCGATGCCCGCGTGCCGGTCCAACACCAGCCAGTCAAAGGCAGCGTTGTGAATCAGGAACCGGTGAGCCTTGCGTAGCACCTGGGCGGCAGCGCGCCGGAAGTGGCCCCCGCGTTCCCAGTGAATGACCCACGCTTCGTCAGCGTCACCGAACTGGACGGTGCGCAAGCGGTAGCCGTCACTGAACACGTCAAGCCCGCTGGTTTCCGTGTCCAGTGCGATCGGTCCACGCTGATTCGCGCGCTGAGCCCAGAGGGTGAATTCATCTAGCTCTTCGGCCGTCTCGGGAACGTGGACGTTCACCACGTCACCGGCTACCGGGTGTCGATAGGTCAGCATGTGCGCGCCCCCTCAAAGCACGACGGACCACCGACTCACGTGAGCCGGTGGTCCGTTTGGGTGTGGGTTAGTTGCTGAAAATGCCGGGGCCGTCCGGGGCGGATTCCGCCAGTCGGATGCCAGCGAGAGCCACACCCGCTCGCTTGATCACGCGGGTTACCCCTCGCTCCTCAAGTGCGCCGTAGAAGGTGCGCCGGGTCCACCTTTCCTTTTGCGGCAGGTTCTCCGCTTCGCACCAATCCAAGTAGGCATTGAATGCGTCGTTGCCGTTCATGACGCTGGATTCGTCGCACGCCTCAAGAACGCCGGGGAAGAATCCGGCGAGCGCGTCACTGGTCTTGCGGTATTCGTTGCTGGCCCTGGTGATGATGTCGGGGTCTTGCAGTCCGCCCCGGTACCACTCGACGGCCCCGCGAACCGCCCATGCGGCAATGCCTTCGGCTTCCTTCATGAGCTTGGCGTCAAGGCCGTAATCCCGCTCATGCGGTGCGAACCAGCGCGTGAAAGGCAAGAGCTTAACCCGTCGCCAAAGCCCCTCATCCTGACCTTTGAACTTTGGCCGGTGGTTGGTCGCGAGGATCAGAAGGAACGTCGGCTTGAACGTGAAGAACTCTTGCCGCAGGAACCTTGCGGCCACTTCGTCCTTGCCCGTCACGCGCTTGAGCACGCTTTCCGACATGGGCTTGCCGGACTCACCCTCAGACGCCATGACCAGACGCGAACCCCTCAGCGCCGCAAGGTCGTTGGGGATGCCCCCGGACGGCTTCTCTTCGAACGTCGCAAAGGGAGTGGTCCGGCTGATAGCCCGGAAGACGGCCGTTAGAGTGTCCGTCGCCACGCTCTTGCCGTTGGCCCCTTTCCCCCACGCGACACAGAAGCACTGTTCGGCGTTGCTGCCGGTGATTCCGTAGCCAATGAGCCGCTGAAAGTACCCGGGCAATTCCGGGTCGGTGGGGAAGATTTCCGCGATGAACTGTTCCCAGCGCGGGCACTCGGCATCCGGCCGGTAATTCAGGTCAAGCCGGTACGTAAGCATGTCGCACTTGTCGTGCGGGCGGAGTTCCCCGGTGCGCAGATTCACCGTGCCGTTCTTGAAGCTCAACAGGTCCGGCCGGTTGTCGAATTCGGCAGCGTCCACGTGCACAGTCGGCACGCTGCGCAGTTCCGTCATGAGAGCGTCAATGCGCGTGGTCATGGTGAATCCGCGCGCCTTCTGAGTCTCGCCAGCGAGAACGAGAGCGGCCCCCATGCGGTGGATTTCCTGGCGTACGCGGACTTCTGAGCGCTCCCAGGTTCGGCCGTTCCACACGTAGAAGCCAAGCCCCGGCGCGTAGCGAATGCAGCCGTCCGACCACGCCACCAGTGCGTGAGCATTCATGGCGTCGCTCTCGCCGTACCGGTTGATGAGCCCAGCGAGGATGCGCGCCGCTTCCGTGCCTTCGTCGCGGGTCACCACGTCCGTGCCGGTTCGGTCGGTGAGTTCGGCGGAGACGGCTTCCGCCTTGTCGTCATCCGAACTCAGCACCAGCCGGGCCGACTTGACCGCGCGGTGAAGCGCGAAGGGGAATCCGTGTGCGTCGCGCTCGCGCCAGTCGGTGAGGTCATCCCCGGTGTTGGGAACGGGGAGCGCGTACACCTCAATGCCGAAGGGCTTGAGTCCAGCGGCAAGCGCCCGGTTGAAACGCTGCCCGGCATCGTCGTTGTCACCGGCAGCGATTACCTGAGTCCCCCTGAGTCCTTCGGCAAGTTCCGCCAGTAGCTCAGGACTTCCGGCGAGAGCGGCCCCCCGAATGACCACGGCGTCATACCCCACGGCAACGGCTGTAAGGCCGTCTCCGGGCCCCTCAGACACGATGGTGACCCCGTAGCCACCCTGGCCCCTCAGAACCCCGTACGGGGCCCACCGTGCCCCCTCAGGGTTGCGCAGCGACACCCACCGGCCCGGACACCCCCCGCTCAGGTCCCGCCCCTGTAGACCACGGGCCACGCCGTTGAAGTCGAGAAGGGGAACGGTCAGCCGGGGAAACCGGGTGAACGCCCGTGCCCGGTAGGGGAAGTTGGGCACGCCGAACCCATCGTCGGCACCAAGCCTCAGTTCGGCGGCAAGTTCCTGGTCCACCCCAAACCGCTGAGCCGCGTAGGCAAGCGCCTGAGCCCCCACCTGAGAAGCAGGGTCATGCAGCCACTCAGCCGACCGGTCAACGTAGGCAGCGAGCGCGGCCGTTGGTCCGGGCCCTACCAGCGTCGGGCGCTTGCTGGAAACCGTCGCACCGGGGCCGGTGGCGTCGAACAGGTCTGACCACGTGAGCCGAACGGCGTTGATCACATCCTGAGTTGGGCACCCTGCCCGGCACGTAATGCGGACCTTGTTGTTGTCCCCGCGCCATATCCGCAGCGACGGGCGAGAGTCCTTGTGTGCCGGGCAGAGAGCCAGATAGCCCCCGTCATTCTGCTCGGTCGCGTCTGCGAACCGGGCGAGTATCTGAGCGAACTTCATTCCTTGACCACCCCTTCGTTTACTCGCCCTTGAGCGCGAAGGTTGCCTAGGTCGGTCCGCTACTCTGTGTCGATTCCGCAGGGCCCGGCATGTCCGTTTTCACCCCGAACACCCTGTGCCGGCCTTCCCGCGGTTCTCACTGAATGTGACGGAGTTTCCGCACGTCCTCTAGCAGACTCCCGAACGGCTCAAGCTCCGTGGTCATGTACCACCGGCCCGTATTCAGCCCCCGGAGCGAAGCTGTGAATCCGTAGCGTTCTGCAAACTCCCGTGAGTCCATGCCCAGTGCGAGCCGCACGCGCGTCCACGTGCGGACGCTGAAATGCACCTTGCCACGCCGGACGTTCAACCGGGGCACCTTGACCACGGCAACCCCGTACGGGAATCCCGCGTGTACCGCCTCAACTTCCGCTTGACGTACGAAGGTTGGCACGCTGGGGCGCTTGACGTTCTTGCACTCAAGTACGAAGGGGACCGCGTGCACGTCGCCTACGTCGGCGGCACCCTCTTGGGCCGGTCGGCGCACGTTGTGAGCGTCGAACGGGTCAAGGAACTTCCCGTATTCATCGACTAGCCCAAGCTCAGCGTTCAGGTAGTTGCGTACGTCCGATTCCCACTGAGTCCCCTTGGCCTTGTTCGGGTTAGCCACGTCGGCACCACCGAACGTCAGCACCACGGTTGACCGCAGCAAGGCAGGCGCTCAAGTACCGCCCCCAGTCGTCCCGTTGGGGCGCTTGAGGGCTCAGCCACACCGTGTCACCCTCCCCCATGAGCCGAAGGTCCCCCAGCGCCGGGCCAGCGTCGGCCGTAATCCTGCTCTCCATTCCTCCCCTTCCCACCGACTCACGTGAGTCGGTGCCGACACGCGAAAGGGCCGGACAGTGCCCGCGTAGGGAACCGTCCGGCCCTTGTGGTCCGTCGTCAGTCGTCTTCGTGTCCGCCGTTGGCCATGATCAGCCGCGCGTGTTCCGCGCTGATCCACTCGGCGCGCATGGTCCGGCGCTTCGCAAAGCCGCTCTCTGTGCCGGTCGGCTGCACCTTGAGCATGGGCCGTAGCCTGCCGTCCACCAGAACGGCCGTGACGCGCTCAATGATTGCGTCGGACACGCGCACGCGATTCCCCTGCCGGGCCGCGTAGTTGATGAGATCACCGGGGTATAGCTCTTCCCCGGCGTAATCCGTGACCACGCCGCGCTTACCCAATGTCGTACCCCTCGTCATCATGCACGCCGAAGCGCCTTCGCCTTTCGTGAATTACCGCCTTACGCGCATCGGGCGGGAATTCCCAAAGGGGCGACCGAACGGTTTCATCAGCCACCCCCTTGAGTTCCTGAGCCCAGTTGCGCGCGCCGCCCTGGTCGAGCTTCACCATGGGCTTTACCGCTCATCCGCAATGGCGTCGTTGTAGCTCTTGAGCACCTTGATTACGGGCTTGTAGTAGCTGACGTTCCGGCCCTTGTTCTTGCCCTTCTTGATGGTGTACTCCACAAGCTCAAGGGTGAGTTCGGCCAGCGCCGGGCCGTCAACGGCGGAAAGGTCGTTCTCATACTCGTGAAGAACGCTCGCCATAACCCAACTGCCGGACTGGAACTTGAACTTGCCAAGCTCCGGGTCATCCGCCAGCCGGAACGTGATGGTGATGGACGGGGCCGGTCCCATGAAGTCCTTCGCTGCCGCCTTTCGCTCAGCGAAGAGTTCCGGGCAGTGGCACGGCTTGCCCTTCCGCTCATCCGGAGAGAGAAAGACCGTACCGTCACAGTGGTGAACCAGCTTGTTGCGGTTCCACAGCTTCATATCCGCGTAAATCGCGTCCGGGCCGTCAAGGACGACCGGCACCGTCTCACGATCGGTGAACACGTCAATGAAGTTCTCACCGGTCGAATCGGTCTCGATCGGCTCACCTCCGAAGAGCTGAGCGACCGCCTTCGCAACCTCCGGGTCTCCGGTAGTGATGCGCCACTCCGAAAGCGCCTCAGGAACGTCGTCCACCTGCCGCCCGGAGTGGAAACGGCCCACGGTGTCATCACTGAACGTCTGCTTGGGCTTGGGCTTGGCGTCCGGGTCGGTCTCGAAAATGGTCAGTAGCGACATGCGCGTTTGCTCCTCTTTACTGCGGGATGAAAGAGGGGCGAACGCAAGGGACCGCCAGTCACCGACTCACGTGAGTCGGTGGGGTCAACCTTGTGTCCGCCCCTTCTGTTTGGCCTAGAGCGCGGGGGTTGCCGGGGCTACTTCGCCCGGCGCTGAGTGCCTGTCACGAGACCCGTGGCACTCTTGGCAATCGCGCGACCAATGACCGTCTTGGAAACCTCGCGGTCCCAGTTGAAGACGCGTCGAAGCGCCAGGAAGAACGAGAACACTTCGGCGTCAATCCGTACCGGCTTGAAAGCCCAGAGTTCCGGGGTTATGTGCAGTACGGCCGCACCGTCGAATTCCGGCATGGGCTCACTCATTCCGTCCGGCGCAATGATCCGGTCGGCATTGGCGTAGGCGCTCATCTGTAGCGCCACGTCCGGGTATGTGTCCTTGCTGGTCTTCCAGTCGGCCATGAGTAGATGCGGAGTGCCGGACCGGTCGGGAGTCGGCTTGCCGTCGTCGTCCAGCCATACGCGGAGTACGGCATCAAAGCTTCCGGCGTAGTTGTGCGCGTCGCTCCATGCCACGTCTTCGGCGCGCACTAGCTCAGGGTTCACCGCAGCGAGGAACGCCGCGAAGTTGACGCGGTACGGCTCAAGGTCCGGGTGGACCCTGCCCACGTACTCACCCCGGGCCATGCGCTCAAACAGGTCGTGCGCGTCACTGCCCACGTCGGCACGAATCTTTGTGTACCGGCGCGCTGCCCCCTTGAGGTAGTCAATCGCCCCCTGTCGGTCGCGCTCTGCCATCTGCGCCACGAACGGCAGGGAGTCAACGGCGAGTTCGGCCGTCATGCGCGCGTACCAGAAGTTCAGGAACGGCTTCGGAAGCATGGACACCACGGACGTGACGCCGGGTGCCTTGATCTCCGGTCGTTCCGGGTGAATGTAGAAGCGGCTGCCGCCGCGCTGAATCGTGCGTACGCGCCCCACGGGCGTGCCCCCTTCGGGTAGGTGTTCTGTCACCTACGGGGGAGCGTGAGGGTTGCCGGGCCCCTGAGAGCCCCTGTGCGGCCGTCTGCGGGCACAAGAAGGCCCCGCCCGACCACTGGGGCCAGACGGGGCTAGAAGGCGCTCAGACGGGCGCTCAGGGCTTGTTGAAGTCGTTTAGCCGGAGAGCGCGCACGTTCCGGACGGTTTCTTTCAGTTCGTCCATGCGGCCATTCAGGATTCCTAGAATCGCCTCCTTGGCTGCCGTAAGGGTGGCGTGCGCATAGTCATAGTCTTCGTCGCCCGGCAGTACCGCCCGGATCTCCGGGGGCTTGCTCTCGGCATCCACATAGAAGCGACGCAAGCGGCGTTCAATGGCGTTCACGGCTTCCCTCCTTGGCACCGACTCACGTGAGTCGGTGGTCCGACGGGGGAAGCCCCCGGATCTTGCTTGAGAATCCGGGGGCTTCCTTGTTGTGCGGCTGGCCGGTTGGGTGGTTACGCCTTGAGTTCCTTACGGAGCGCGGAGAGAAGGACCGTCAGTTCGTCCAACGCCTCTTCCTGTTCTGCTGCGTCCTCAATGGCCTTGATCTCCTTCACCTGCTTCTTGAAAGAGTTGGTCATGCGCTTGACGAAGGCGGCGCGCATTTCCTTGGGGGTCTTCTCCTCCGTGCCCCCCTCGCTCAGCGCTTCGGCGGCCTCCTCCTCGGAGAGTTCACCGGCCTTGACCGCATCCTCAACCTTCTTCTTCTCAAGGGCCTTGCGTTCCCGGTCCGCCTTGGCGATTTCAGCGCGGGTGCGCAGTTCGTACCCGTGGAACTCCGCCACGGCCTCAGACGGCTTCTTGTCCGGGTGCGCCTCAAGGGCGTAGGCGTACTTCTTCGCCTCTTCCGGCGAGTTGTCCAGCGACCGAAGGTAGAGCGCGCGCACGTCCTTGATGGCATTGCGGTAGCTCTTCTTGATGCTGTCCACTTCCGCGCGGATAGCGTCGGCCGCTTCGTCTTCACCCTCTTCGGGCAGACCCTCAAGCAGGCCGTCAAAGACCTTCGTGGTGTTCTTCTTCGCCGCGTCCGTCTCGGCGTTCAGGTCCGGGTGACCGTTCTTGTTGAGAATCTGAGTGCGGATATCAAGGATGATTTCGGCGATCTGGTGGCCACCCTTGAACTTGCTGACCGCAAGCGTCTTGACCTGCTCCTGCCCCTTCTTGACAAGGTCCTGAATGACCGTGTCCTTAAGGGTCGCCTCAAGGGTGGTTTCCTTGCTGACCGCAACTTCCTTGCTGGCAGGCTTGTCGGCCTTCTCCTTGTCGGCCTTCGCCTTCGTGGCGTCCTTTTCGGCCTTCTCCGCCTCAGCGCGGAGCTTGGCCTTAATGGCAGCGGCACCCGTTCCGGTAATGGACGGAATGGCCTTGCCGATGCTCTCCATCAGTTCCTTGGCAGAGTCATCCTTACCTTCGGCAATGAGCGAAGGCAGGCGCTCAATGTCGGCCCGGATCTCTTCGGCCTTCTTCTCCTGCGCCGCCTTGTCCATCGTCTTCGCTGCCATGGCGTCCTTCTCCGTCTTCTCTTCGGTGGTGCCGGTCACAGGCTTTGCGACACGGCGGGTAACGGTCTTGTTCAGGCCCGGAATGGAAATCTGCTCTTCGACGATTTCAACCGGGCCAGTCGGGACAACCTTGCTGCACCGTGCGCACAGTTCAAGGTCCGGCTTCTGCTCATGCGCCTGCCCCCACGAACGAACAGGGCTCTTCGGAACCAGCGGGCAGTAAGGAACGTTCTCGCCGTTCTGCTGCCGGATGGCGTGCGGCGTTCCGCTACCAGGAAGGGAGCCAATCAGCACATCGCCGCGAACCTCACTGAGCTTGAGCTTTCCAGCCACACGGGCCCCCTCGTTCTTCGTCGTCTCAGCTTCGGCGGCAATCTGCGCCTCAGCGGCCTTTTCGCACGTCTTGCACAGCTTGCGCCCACCCTTGCGGGCAGCCTCAAGGGCTTCGGCCAGCGTGGCGTACGAAGCACCCTCAGCGAAGCGGTACCGGGTGAGCGAGCCGCAAGCGTTTTCGGCGTAGTAGGAAACGTGGTCGCCCATGTCCTTGCCGCCGCCGGTGGTCCGGACAGTGAGCCCATCAATGTGGTTGGTGGTGCGGTTGAACTTGATGGTGTAGCCGCTCACTGTCCGACCCTCCCCCTTGGCTCCGCCCCTTGCGGTGCCTTGCGGGGCCAACAATGGCACACGCGCGCACGCGCACGCAAGGCACCGACTCACGTGAGTCGGTGGTCCGGAACACAAAAAGCCCCCTACCTGCGAAAACGCAGATAGGGGGTTCTTTGTTCGGGTGCCGCTCAGTCAGATAAGCGCGTCAGCAAGGGAGTTGAGTTCAGCGACCGTGCCAACGTTGGCAATGGTCACGTCGGCCGGATAGTCGTCTAGGGCCGTCTCGCTCTCATGGTCGGGGGTCATGCCGCCCACTCCGGGCCGCGTGATCCTGACCAGCCGGAAGCCGCGTGCCTTGAGGGCTTCCGCCTCGTTCGGGTATCGGCAGTCAGTGACCACCACGGGGAGGTTCCACGTGTCGGCTACGGCCACCTTGTCCAGCGCGAGACTGAGCCAGTGCCCGGCGTCATGTTCGCGTACCGCCTGCCCGCCACGCTGTAGCGTGCGCCGCACTTCGGGGAACCGCTCCTTGGCTCGTTCCCATCCGTAGCGCTGCACAACGGCGCTCAGCCTTGTCGGCAGGGGCCCGTACCCGGACGGCTCATAGGCAACGATCGGGTCGAGACTCAGGCACATGTCCTTGAGGGGGTCAGCGAAAGCCACGCGGGTATACGCGTGTCGGCTGACCAGCCGTGCGGCAAGGGTGTCCTTGCCGGACCGTGCGCGCCCGAGTAGGGCAATGTGCGGGTATCCCATGGGGCTTGCCTCCCGTGGCTAGGGGTTCTTCCCCAACCACGGGAGCGCCGGGGTTGCCTGCCTTACGGCTTGCGGTGCCGGGCGACGATTCCGGCAGTCTCAAGCGCGTCGATGGTCTTGCCGTTCTCTACGCGCTGCACTGCCTCACCGGTACCGAGAACGGCCGCAGCGACACCCAGAATGAGTGCGGACGGCAGCGACGGCACGTAGTGCGCGACCAGTGCGAGAACGGCCACCAGGACCGCGTACAGGCGGGTTGCGTGCTCCTTGGCGAAGGTCATGCGTGTCTCTCCTTGTTCGTTACGTTGCGTAAAAAAGGGCCCGGGGCCGGCATCCGGCTAACCCGGGCAGAATCGGACATAGGGACTTCCGCGGTTCTAACCCAGCGTGATCACACGTGGGGCACCTTGAGCGCGTCCCACTGCTTCCTTCCGGGCCAGCCGTCGCAGTAGACAGGCGCGTCCCCTAGCTTGCGCTGCCACTTGCGGAAGCTCTCGCGGTCGGCATTCGTCCACTGGGGGCCGGGACCGGACCGGTAGGCGGAACACCCCTCAGCCACCAGCCGCTTTCCCATGGCCGTGACGATGGCACTACGGGGGTTCTTCTTGAACCAGTCGGCACCGGGGAAAGGCTGGTACTTCGGCTTGGGCTTGCTGGTGGTGAGCCGCTGACCCGGACGGATGATGTACGGGGCCTTGATGCCGTTCAGGCTGGCAAGGTTCTGCCAGCGGATACCCAGCTTGGCCCCGATTCCGGAAAGGGTGTCGCCGGATGCCACGGTGTACGTGTTGCCAGCGGAGCCGCTACCGGCACCGGCAAGCGCCTTCGCGCGCTTCACAATCTCCGGAAGCTGGGCAATGACCTTGCTGCCGGGGCAGTTGGGGTGTCCGCCCCACGCACTACCGCCCATGCCGTGATAGCCAAGCCCCCGCCCCGTGGTACTGACAGTGAGCGAGAGCGGCACCCCGTAGACCTTGTGGGCCCACGCGAGCACTTCGGCGCATCGATCAAGCTGCGCGGACGTGAGGGAGTCGCCCCCGCGCCCCTCGTTCTCAATGCTCAGCCAATCCGTATTTCCGCCTGCCTGAGCCCATGCGCGGTCAGCCGTGTCAACCCACTGGTACAGGTCACCGTTCCGGCCGGTCCCGAAGTGACTGGACGCCCGCGCCGCACTGTTGCGGAACCAGGAATCCGTACCGGCAAGGGTGCCATCCATGATGTGAATGACCACGCCGCGAACGGACTTCTGGCCGCCCTTGGTGTAGTTGCGCGGAATGGGTCGCCACTTCGCGCCGCTGAATCGTGCCATGCGTATTTCCTCCCACGAGAAAGCCCCGCCCGGCGTTCCGGGTCGGGGCAGGGTCACCGACTCACGTGAGTCGGTGGTCAAACCATGGCAAGCGCCATGATCGCGGGGTCCAAGCCGACTTCCCCCGTGGACTGGTTCACGGTGGTCGGTAGTGAGGACTGACCGCTTGCAATGCACCAATGACGCTGAAAGGCGCTGCCGAGGAAGAAGTTTCCGGGGTTACTCGGAGACTCGTTCTGAATGTGCATGTAATAGAAATCGGTTGATGATCCGGCAGAGACCAGGAATGCCGCCCAGTACCGGCCGGGGGAAAGGGTCGCGGTTCCCGTCAGCGGAATGGGCACCGCGCCAATGTGGTTGTTTTTCGCCCCCGGTGCTGTGCCGGTGATCTGTCCGGCAGCCGGAAGGCTGGACACCTGCCCGGATGTGGCGACGCGCGTTCCGGCCTCGCTGTAGATGCCCGCATAGAACCGGGCACCCGGAATGAGGGAAGAGCCGCCCCAGCCACGGGCGAAGATGACCACCCGATTCACTTGCGTGGATTCCGTGATGTTGATTCCGCTCAGGTAGACACGACCGACCACGGCAGCCTTCGCGGTCGGATTCGCTACGGCGGCAGGGTCCACGGACCACGCCTCAAACCCGAGAGCTTGGGGGGTCCATGCGTTCTTCGCTCCGCCAGTGACGGCCGGAATCTGAGCCGTCGGCACCTTCCCGGAACCATCCAGTGAGGCAACGCCGTTGACTGCACCGCGAGCACTCGCGGCAAGCGCGGATACGTCGGCGGCAGCGAGCGTCACCGAAGGTCCGGCCTTGCCGTTGACGGCCGTCACAAGCCCCGTGGGTAGCTGAGCGGCTGGAACCTTGGCCGAACCGTCCAGCGTGGCCACACCGCCCGCTGAGCCCTTCTCGACGGCAGGAACTGCCCCTACGTCGGCAGCGTCTAGCACGACTTCCGGGCCTAGGTCACCGTTCACGCTGTTGACTGATCCCGTACCGGGGTCGCCCTTCGGACCCTGGGGGCCTTCGGGACCTTCGGGGCCGGGCGGACCCTGGGGACCCTCCGGGCCCGGAACGGTGCTGTCTGCCCCGGTGTCGCCCTTCGGGCCCTGAGCGCCGGTCGCTCCGGTGTCCCCCTTGGGTCCCTTGAGGTTCATCACGGGGCTACCCCAGCCGGACGCACCGCGCTGCCATACGTCGCCCGTGTCGGCCCTTAGAAGGAAGTCGCCAACCTTCGTGTCGGTGCTGGGGGTTGATGTGGTATTGACGTACCACGCGGCCCCGCGTATCGCGTCGCCAACCTTGCCCCATGAGCCTGCCGCGCGGGTCCACATTGTGACCGTGGTGGACGTGACCCCCAGGAACGCCCCCGTTTCGTACTGAGCGTAGAAGTCTCCGTCACGCCCCAGCGCGGACGTAGGGGCGGCACTGCCGGTGAATATCTGCGATCCGGCGACCGGCACATAGTTGGGTGTGGTCGGGTCGGTCGGCGCAATGTCGGCTAGGTCAACGTCCGGCGTTTCCTTGGGCAGTAGCGCACTGAATGTGCGTCCGCCGATTACGCCGGAAAGGTTCTCCTTGACGACGTAGGCCCAACCGGTCGGCTGCATGTTGGGGGCATTGGTCGCCGGTAGCGTCACCTGAAAGCGCCCGTTCTCGTCCAGCGTGGATACGACGGGACCGGCAACGAATACATCGGAGTCTGCGAAGACCAGCATGGACGGAGCGGAGAAGGTGACCGTTCCGGCCAGTGGTCGGCCGTCCGGCCCCAGGTAGGTGCCGTGAACGGTGACGGTAGGAATCTCGGCAGGCAGCGCGAGCGGCAAGGCATCCCCCTTGAGCATGAGAAAGACCACCGACTCACGTGAGTCGGTGGCCGGTTGGTGGTCAGGTCAGCGGTTCAGTAGCTCCGCAATCTGAGCGCGCAACTCTGCGTTCTCGCTCCGCAGTGCGCGCACTTCGGCGTGAAGTGCGGCTAGCTCTTGCGACTGCCGCTCAACCTTGCTTCGGTACGCTTCCGCCTCTTCCTTCCATGACGCTTCCATGCCGGTGCGGAGCTTCCGCAGCGAGACGGCCAGGAATATGAGAAGGGGGACGACGATTTCCGCCGTTCCGTAGAGTCGGGCAAAGTCCATCGGTCACCCCCTAAACGCCGAAGTACGGTTCCGTGATATCGGGCTCACGCCCCCACTGGGCACCACTCCCCTTGATCCATGCCCAGCCGTTCTCATTGGCTTCGGGGATTCGGGATTTCGGCAGTCCCACGCAGTAGTGCATGGGGGAAATACTGTATGCGCCGTAGCGCGTGTTCTCACTGACCAGTTCCGGAATGGTGATCCAGCCTGCCCCGACATTGGGGCGGGACTTTGGCAGGACCATGGTTTCGTAGTTGGTGTTGTTGGGCATTTCCAGGGGCCCACCGGTTCCCGGAGCGCTCTTGTTGGTCGGCTTAAAGAAGGTGAATACGTCCACCGTGCCGGGGGTGTAGTTCTCCGGACCGGTCTTGTATCGGTGCTGTAGCTCAATGGTGTAAATCGTGGTGTCGTCCGCATAGTCCCAGCCGTACGGGATGCCGTGCACCCAGCGCATGACCACAACTCCCACGGTGCGGTTCGCCAGACCGGTGAGGTTCAGAACGGCGGACGCGCTGACGATTTCCCGTTCAGCCTTGCCGGTGTGCCGGAAGGTGGCTAGGCGTACTTCCGCTTCGCGCTTGCCAGGGGTAAGGAAGTCGGTAATGAACTTGCATTCCACCCGATCGAATGCGAGCCCGGTTGCGTTGGCGATACTCACGGACGACCAGATGTTCCCGCCTACCGCCGGTCGCCCCTGAGCGGCCCACTCGACGGCCGGATACCGGTCAAACTGTGTGGTCGGCTCAGGGGCCCGCTCAATGGCCGTCATGCGGCGCTTGAGTTCGGCTATCTCATTCACGAGGGACGGGGGTACGGCATTAGCTTGGGTTGGCATTGCTCCACAGTTCCTTACTCGCTAGAGCGAGCTTGATGCTTTCGCTTCCGTTCACGTCCACCGTGGTTGCGCATTCGGTCACAACGAATTCGTCAAAGAGCGCGACGTATCCGGCGTCAACGTCGATGGCCGTCACGTCGCCCGGCACGAAATCAAGAGGGCCGAACTGCCCGGGGTAGAGCGTCAGTTCCGGAATAGCGACGGGCACCGCCCCGGCGTTGATGGTGGCTTGTGCTTTGTCTATGAGCGTCTGTGTTTCCTTCACGTCGGTGTATGAGCCGACCATGACGCGCTCAGGCATCCGGGCGGCAAGTGAGGGGTTCTCGAAGATGCCGACCAGCTTTTCCCCGTTGCCCTTGTCCGCGCCGGTCGCGTAGGCCACCGTGCAAAGGGCCGTACTGTCGTAGCTGACGCCGGTCACGTTGCAGTTCACGCGGTGCGTCAGCACGTGGGATGCCGTCACGCCGGAACGGTCCTTCATGACGAAGCGGTGCCCCACCTTCTTACCGGCCGTCACCCAGTACGGCACGTAGCGGAAGTTGAAACCGCCGATGTTGTCGGCCAGTTCCTCAATCGCTTCGGCGGCATTCTTGAGTTCGTACCGGGTCCACACCGTTGTTCGCTTGTGGCCGGTACTGGTTATCAGGCTGGTGTCTGTGCCAATGCCGTTGTCGGCGTTGAAGTAGGCGAACCACGCCTTGATGATGTCCGCCTGTTCCAGACTTCTCGCCGTCCAGCCGTTGACGAAGTGCCGCCCCTGGTAGTGGGAGTGATAGCCGGATGCGCTGAGCACGAGTGTTCCGGCCGCAATGTCGGCAGCGAGAGCCCAGAGAATCCCTGCCCATACCGGCGTACCGTCCCGCAGGATGGCAAGCCCGCTTACGCCGGGCGCGAGTGATTCGGGGTCGGCTTCCGGAGCGAAGAGCGGGATTCCCACTGTGGCCGTGCCGGAAGCGTTCAGGGAGTGTGTGAACTGAATTCCGGTGACGGGTAGCTCAGCCACTACGTCACCGGTCTTTAGGTCCGTCTGGACGACGGAGTATGCAGCGCCGGTCATCACACCCACCTGTTCCGCCAGTTGAACTCAGCCACCGTCGCTCGCGTTGTTGCTTCACTGGTAAGGGCTAGCCGGTGGTCGCCAAAGCCGTATTCGGGCCACGTAGAGCCCGGAGTGATCCGGTCCTCAAAGTGGTTGCCCGCGTCGCTCACGACCGTTTGCGCGGCACTGTCGATGGTGACGTTGCCTCCGTAGGTGAGCCCGAAATAGGTCCCGGTCACTTCGTCCGTCAGCACAATGTTCTTGGCGTTGTCCAGCGTGATCACGGGAAGTGCGGGCACGGAACCCACCTGCCGAAACCTGAGCTTGGGGTCTGACCCTTCCCACGGGCTTGAAAGACTCATGGAAGTCAGCGCGTCACCGTAGATGTACGGGTCGGTGGCGAACAGTTCAACCACCACGTTGCACACGTGGTAGGCGAAGTTGAGGTCAAGGGGGGCTGACCGCTTGCGCGGGCGGACGTTCACGAAGGCCGTTCGGTCGCCCCCTACGCCGGGGAAACGGAACCGTAGGGGTTTCTCCCTGTCGGCTGGCCCGAAGGCCGCGTAAACGGCGCTCAGGGCGTCCGTGAACTCCGCGCGGGTCCGCCCGTAGACCTCAAGCGTGAGCGTCACGGCACGTCCGCTCATGTAGTCGTCTCCGGGATAGAGCCCGTGGCGCTGCACAAGGGTGAGGTCCGCCGTTCGCATGTCGGGCAGTGAGAGCAAGCCGTCAACGGCCGCAAGGGATACGGCGGAGTCGGGCGACCCGATGACAAGCCCGTTGTACTCACATGTCCAGTCGTCCAACTCCGCCATGGATTCCCCCTCTTGAGTTACACCACCGACTCACGTGAGTCGGTGCCTACCGGGGCGCGACCCGAAGAGCCCATGCCACTTCGCGCCCGATTGCGAACGGGTCGGCGTTGCTGGTCACGTTGACCGTCACGCCGGGGGCATTCCGGGCGGCATGGTTCGGGACCACGTGGGACCCGCCCGGTAGGTAGACCTCTTCGGGCCCACGCTCGCCTACCCGCGTCCAGCCGCCAGCGGGGCCACCCATGGCGCGGATCTTCGGAATGGGATTCTTCGGCAGGTCTACGCCCACCGGGCCGATTCCGATGCGGTCCGGGATTGCCCAGTTGAGTAGGTCGATAAGCGAGTTGATAGCGGACTTGATTCCGCGCGCGACGGCAGCGCCGATGTTCTGACCGAAGCTGGCCAGCTTGGAAAGTCCCTGCCCTAGCTTGTCGATGATGGCGCGTCCGATATCGGCGGCAGCACCGCCAACCTTGCCGACGTATCCGAGGATTCGGCCGGGCAGGTCCCGGAAGAATCCAATGACCGCATCAAGTCCGGCTTTCGCCTTGTCCCGAACCCATAGGAATGCCTCAGCCGTCTTGGTCTTGATGGTGTCCCAATGCTTGATCAAGAGGCCCGGTCCGGTGAAGTTCAGGAACAGATCCTTGAGCCACGCGAACACTCCCTTGACCTTTTCCCACACCCAGTCAAAGGCCGCTCCGGTCCATTCCTTGATCTTGTCCCAGTTCTGCCAGATGAGAAGGGCAAGCCCGACAATCGCAGCGATGATCAGCGGAATAGGGCCCATGGCCAGAAGCCATGCGGCAGCCATGCGGGCAGCCTGAATCATGGACTGAGTCCCCATGAGTACCCACTGAGCGATCATGATTGCGCCGTTCGCGACGGCAGCCGCCGCACCGGCTATCCACTGGCCGACCACGATTGCGCCGGAAATGACGGCCTGAGCGCCTGCCTTGAGCCATCCGCCGACCACCGACCATGAGGCAGCGACTTGGGTTGCCGCTGAGCCCGTGGCCGACGTTGCCGACGTGATCCAGGCACCGACCGCCTTCGCGCCGGAAATGACGGACTGAACGCCCCACTGAATCAGCGCGGGAAGCACGACGGCAGTGATGACACCGGCCACGGTGAGAAGGGGTGTCCTGTTGCGCTCCACCCATCCGGCGAGCGTGGCTAGCTTGTCCGCCATGCCTTCGACGGCAGGCAGCACCGTTCCGCCGATCACGTCAACGGCAAGCGTCTGGAGCCCCCGCCAAAAGGCAGTGATCTTCTGAGACGCATTGTCGTGCATGGTGTCGCCTGCCGCCTTCGCGGCACCGTCCACCTTCCCCAGCGCGTCAACGGCGGTATCGACGTTCAGGGAGTACAGCGAATCTCCCATGTCTTCGGCCTTCGTACCGAAGAGATTGACTGCCGCCGCGCTCCGCTCCGCCGGGTCCTTGATAGCCCGTAGCTTGTCCAGCGTGAGCCCTAGGGCCTCCTGTGCTGCCGGGCCACCAGCCGCAATCTTGTCGCGCATGTCATCGGCGTTCAGACCGATTGCCTTGAAGCCGTCAATGGTGGTCGCGCTGCCGTCAATGGCACGGATGGAGAATTCCTTGATGGCGTCCGCCACCGTGTCAGCGTCGCGCGCTCCGCCCTGTAGACCCTGCTGAATCAGGCCCATTGCGGTCTTGCCGTCAAGACCGACTTTCTTGAACTGGACGCTGTATTCATTGAACGTGTCGAGTAGGTCACCGGCCTTGTTTGCGCCCCGCTGAGTTCCGGCAACAAGAACGTCCATTGCCTCATCGGCATTCTTGGCAAGGCCGTTCTTCATCATAGTTCCGACCGCATTTGCAGTCGGGCCGACTTCATCCCCTAGGACGCTGGCAACGTCCATTGCGCTCTTGCCGATCTTCGCCATTTCATCGGCGGTAGCCCCGGCAGGAACGAGACCCTGTTGCCACAGGGACTTAAGAGCCTCATTCGCGTCGGCCACAGATTCGCCCCAGCCGGACGAATAGATATCGCCTGCCGCTTCTCCCAGCCGCTTCGCTTCGTCGGGATTAGCGCCAAGCTGAGCAGCAAGAAGACCATTACCGGCTTCCCGGTCCATGGCCTCACTGATACCGGCCACCAGGGCAGCACCAACCGCAGCACCGGCAATGGTCGCGAGACCCCCGAACTTGTCCGCAAGTCCGTCGAGAGCGCCCCCGGCGTCATCGGCCCCGCTGGATATCTCGTCACCCAGTCGGCCAGCCTCTTCGGTGGCTTCCCTAAGCGCGTCCTCAACCTGGTCGGCAAACCGGGTCACGTCCGCCGTTCCCTCATTGAGAGAACGGCTCAAGTCGTCCAGATCACCCAGCAAGGTAATCGTGATCGGCTTAGCCACCAGAACCCCCCGTCGCTACGCTGCGTATATCCCGCGGCTATGCCGGCGGGGGGTTTTGATATACGCAGAGTGAGAATCAGGTCATGACGGGGGTCCGGCGCTCCCCCTGCACCGGGCCCCCGGAACGTCCGCGATAGCCGCGCCGTTCCTGCTTTTGCTGTTCCTCAATGTCCGCAACCATCTGGTCGGCCAGCGTGTTGAAGTCCCTCAGCGAGAGCGCGCGGACATCCGTCCAGGTAAGGCCCCGGAAATGGCCGACCAGCCGCGCGCACGTGATTACTCGCTGAGCGCGGTAGGGTCCTTCGGCTTCTGCTTGAACTCAATGCGAAGCTTGCCCGCATCCTCCGCCGAGAAATTCGGGTCTTCGCGCCGCTTGATGACCACGGCCATTGCCCGCAGAAGACGGCCCTTTCGCGCGCCCGGCTTGGCAAGCTGGTCAAGGGGGCCGCCAATCACGTCTTCAATGAGTTCGATCTCATCAATGGAAAGGCTGTCGATATCCAGCGACAGAACCTCACCGAGATTGCCGTTAGCCGCAGCGTTCTTCTTGCCCATAGTTCAGCTCTCCAACTTGTCTCGGAGTACGGCGGTAATCTCACGCTCGTACGTTTCAGAAACCTTCTCGCTATTGCGAGCCATGGCCCGGTAAAGGAACCGGTTCGGGCGAATCCCGCGCTTCGGATATCCGAAGTGGATTGCCCCCGCGTACGGAGCGCGGGAAGCGGTACCGGCCTTGATCTTCGCGGAGTTGGCAGACGCCACCACCTTGACCGACTTGGCCAGCTTTCCGGGCCGGTACCGCTTGTTGTCCTTCGGTGTGCGGGTGTGCCGGGGAACGCCCCGTTGGGCATCCGGCTTCACAAGCTCCGCAGCGTCCTTGTTGACCTCACGAACCTTCTTCGAAAGGTCCTTGTCCTTGAGTTGGCGAAGAGACTTCTTGAGTCGGTTCAAGCCTTCTACCTGAACCGAGAAGCGCGAACCTGCCACCCTCACCCCCTTAACTCACCGACTCACGTGAGTCGGTGCCTACTCGCCCGGCGGGACGAACCCCGGAGTGGGGCTCACGTACGTGACCTTGACTGCCGGTCGGCCGTCTCCGGGGTCCAGTACACGGAACGGAAGTTCGCTCATGGTCACGTCATCAACGGACGCTTCGGGACTGTCGCCCGTGAACTGGATTGCCGGGCACTCAATGCGCATGGACGTGCCGGGAATGACTCCCGTGAAGTCGATGGCCAGTGACGCCACCGTGCCCGCTAGGAATGCCTCATAGACCTTGAGCGCGTCTGAGGTGAACTCTCCCTCTAGCGTGCCCTCATACGTCGGCATGGCAGCGCGCACGGGCGACTTCTTGAGCGCGTTACCGCGAAGAAAGCGCCGGTCAGTCTTCATGCCACGCTCGCCGGAAAGCTCTAGCTTGTTCGCGTCCACCGGAACGGCCGTGCCGTCAATGGTCAGCGCGATAGCCGTACGGGTCCAGTCGTAGACGTACGCCTCTACGGGGTACGCGACCGGTAGCGCGTCGGCAGGCTTGTCGGAGTGCGACACGTCCTGAAAGTCAAAGGTGGCCTTGAGGGTGACCGCGCTCTCTACCTCAGCGCTCAGTTCCCACTCAGTGACCATGCAGCCGACATGCTTGTATGCCACTGACTTGCCGTCAGTGGTCGGCCGGATCATCTGAGCCGTGAACGAGGGGGCCAAACTGTCGGCCCCGCTCCCGAAGACGTGAGCCGTAAGGCCGGTAGCCCCGTCCGGGGTGCCCCCGTCGTAGGTGTCGAAGGCTGCGGAGAGAAGGGCAGCCGCCCCGGCGTCGAGTAGGTCAATCTCAATCTCGCCTTCGCCACCCATGTTGATGACGTTCCGCCGGTCGGCCCGTGCCGTCTGCATTCCTGCCCGGAACCCCACGGATTCGATGAACTCCCGCGTGGTCTTCCACGAATCGGACTTGCCCTCATAACCGAGCATGGCCGTTGCGGCAGTGCCGTACGTGGTCTCTTCACCAATGCCTATGGATGCGTCTAGCGCCATGTGGTCCCCCTATGTGATCCGGCCGCGAATGCGCACGCGGACAGTCAGCGCGGCATACGCGCCGTCAGTGTTTTCGGCCGTCTCGCTCTCGGAGGATTCCGGCCGTACGTCGAGTAGGCCCGGCACGCTCGCCGGAACGACGGAGCGGCAGGCTTCTGCAATGGCGTCACGAAGGCCGTAGACGGCCCTCTCAGCGCCTATCGGGTCGCCCGGCGTGATGACCAGGGCGTGAACGTCCACGTAGCTTGTGACGGCCGTAGGCTTGCGCGGTCCCTGCCTCATGGCGGTAACCGCAAGCTCTTCGTCTCCGGTGGCACCTAGCCATACCTGTTGCCGCCGGTCACTCTTTCCCGTTTCAGCGAACGTGCATTGCACCCCCGCCGGGACGGCAGCCTTGAGCGCATCGAACAGAACAACCTTTGCGTCAAATACCAGGGCCACGAATCCCCCTCAGATGAAGATGAACGGGAGCCGCACCCTGTACCGGTTCAGATGCGCGTTCACTTCCGGCAGGCTGGTCGGCCGCCATGTTCCACCGGCTTGCGCCAACTGAATTGAGCCGTACTCTCCTTGAAGCTGTAGCGCCCGGTCCGGCACGCGCGACACAAGGTCAAGGCAGTATTGGCGCGCAAGAGTCCGCACACACCACCGGATCGTTTCCGGGGGCGCGTCGGTCCCTTCCCACTTCCGGCCGCAGTAGGTTTCGACGGTTTCAATCGCGTACGAAATCGCGTCGGTCAGAGTCTCGTTCGAGAAGAGCGAAACGTCTTCCATGCCGTCCAGCGCCCGAACCTCTTCAACGGTCGCGTAGGACACTCGCACCCCCTCAGCGAAAGGGGGACCACCGACTCACATGAGTCGGTGATCACCCCACAACTTCCCGCCGCGCCTTACGGCTTGGGGGTAACGGTCAGAACCTTCGCGGACCGCTCATCAACAAGCAGACCGTCAGCGCGCTGAATGAAGCGGTAGACAATCTGGTCGGTGGTGAACCGCGCATCCACGGACCGCTCAACACGGAGCGGACCGGCAAGGCGAACCTTGTACTTGCTCAGGTCACCGAACAGAACCTTGTCATCCGGCACCGCAACGTCAGTCGCCACCGGCTTGCCGTTGAAGGTGTCCGGGGCACCGGCCGTTAGCGCCGACTGCCAGAGGTACTGGCCGTTGCCGTCCTTGAGCTTGCGCATGGTCGCGGCCGTCTTGTCGGAGACGATGAAGACCGCATTGCCCCGGTAGGACGAAGGAAGCTCATAGAACAGATCAATGAGCGCGTCGGAAACGGTGTTGTCCTTCGCGCCTTCGGTCCACGTGGCGACGGCAGCCGGAGCGGCCGTCAGAATGCCGGTCGGCTGACCGGTGCCGGTACCGGCTAGGAAGTGCTCACCCATGCCGTGACCCAGCGCGGGACCAGCGTCCCCCACCAGGAAGCCCACAAGGTCTAGCGCCTGATCCTGTACGAACTCAGTCGAGACCACCGACGCATAGGCGTACTTGAACGCGCCCACCGACCGCTGAACCGTGGTCGGGGTGGACTCGGGAATGTTGGCGTTCTCCGCCACGATTCCCGCCGACGCGCGACCGGTGACAACCGTGAAGTCGATGGACTCACCCCCGGACGTGGTGAGAATCGACGCGCCGTTCCGCATGACCGTGGAACGCTCGGTTGCCTCAGCGAGAAGCTGACCGAACAGGGTTCGCGGAATGACGTTGGACCCGGTGGCCGTGTCAACCACGGCGCGCTTCTCCGGGGCGAAAGTGAGCGACTGGTGAAGCCCCAGCGAACGAAGCTGAGTTGCAGCCTCAGCTAGCTTGTCCTGAGTGCCCTTCTTACTGCCGGTCCCCTTGAGTCCGGCCATGAGTGCACTCACCGACTCAGAAGCCTTGATGGCTTCAACGCCACGCTTCACGCGGCCGTCATAGTCGGCAATGGCGTCGAGTAGTCGAGTCTCCTTCTCGCGCGCCTCAGCGGTCATCTCCTTGCCCGCGAACTCATCAGTCAGGGACCGAAGTTCAGCGTGCGCCTTCTCGCGCGCCTCAAAGTTGGCGCTGAGCGTCTGTGCGTCCACTACTGGACACCCCCCTTGTGTAGAAGCGCGCGGACTAGAACACGCGCCGGATGATCAGTCACCGACTCACGTGAGTCGGTGGGTAGTTCGCCAATGCCGAGACTCAGCGCGATAGAGCGGCTGAGACTGGCGTCAGTGGTCGGATAGGCGGGATTGAGAACGGGCCCCAGTTCCACCACGTCCATGCGGGTGATCTCTCGAATGGGAAGCCCGGTGGTGTCGTCTAGTTCGTCGTGAACGCGCTGCCCGCCGTCGTTCACGCGGAAGGTGAACGAACTCCCGCGCACGTCTCCGCGCTTGAGGAGTTCGGCTAGGTCACGGCCTACCGTGGTATTCGGTAGGTCGATTTCGTACCAGCCGCCTTCGGTGTCCTCACCGGTCCGCAGCGTTCCGGAGCTAGCACGCCCTAGAACCTGGTTCATGTCGTGATTGAACGTGCCTAGAACGTCATTCGCCTTGAGCGAATCAGCACCGGCACCAGGCATGATCCGTTCCCGGAATCCGCCTAGGTTGTGGCTCAGTTCGTTGAACCGGTAGGCGTACCCGCGCATGGTCACCGTGTCGCCTTCGGCTCGAACCTCAGCCGGTAGGGCTAGGTTCCTCCGCTCCGTCGTCATTGGTCGCTTCCCCCTTGTCGTCGTCCCCGGTAGCCGGGGGCTTGTCTGCGGGCGGGGGCTCAATGGCGGCAGGCTTCGCGGGCTCTTCGTCGGCCGTCACGTCGGCAAGGTTCAGCGGTACGCGGTGCGCTTCGCCCTTGCCGTCCGGCAGGGGCTCTAGGTCTTCCCATCCGCGCACTTCGTCAATGCTGTAAATGCCTTGCTGCAAGCCGACTGAGTACATGCTCATTCGCTCAGACGGGGCCCCGCGCTGAATGCCGTCAAGGCTGAACTTGACGAACTTCTGCCGGTCGGCCGTCTCCGCGAAGAGCAGACGGGTAAAGCCCGCTTCGATGCGCTCAAGCCACGGGCGCAGAGAGAACATGGCGAAAGCCTGATTCTGCTCAGCGAGACCGGAACCCCAGCTAGTTGAGTTCGTGGCGTCCGCTATGAGGTGAGGCGGAACGCCGAAGATCCGGGCGATTTCCGGAACCTGAAATTGGCGCGTCTGCAAAAACTGTGCTTCGTCCGGCGAGAGCGCGACCTTAGAGAACTTGGCCCCTTCGGTCAGAAGCGCTACGCGGTGCGCGTTCTCGGCACCGGAGTTGGCCAGTCGCCACGCTTCGCGGGCGCGTGCTAGACCCTCTTCGGACATTGCACCGGGCACTTCAATGAGCGCCCCCGGCATGGCCCCGTTCGCAAAGAACTTTGCGCCGTAGGTCTGCGCCGCCATGGCTAGACCGATGGACTCACGCGCGAACGCGATAGGTGAAACGCCGGTGAATTCACCCGGCAGCATCATGCCGGGAATGTGAAGGATTTCGCGTGTGGTGAACCAGCCTAGGGCGACTTCATTTCCGTCGTCGTCATAGTCGGCCACATAAAAGACCTTGCGACGCTTGCCGTCCACCACAACGGTATGCGTGTCGATGCGGTTCGGGTCCAGTACCTCAAGCCCGACGATATGGGGGCCGTCCCACAGAACGGCGAGATACGCATTGCCGTCCAGCAGGAGCGATAGCACCACCTGAGACAACAGGTCGATGCGCCCCAGTCCGCCCGGCTCAGCGTTCGGGTAGTCCAGCCACGTCGGTGACTTGATCTCCTTGCGGGAACCGCCCCGGCGCGAATACGTCGCCACGGGCAGCGTGCAAATCGTCTCGCTCAGAAGGCGGACGCACGCGAAAACGGCAGAAACCGTCAGCGCACTGTTCGCGTCCACCTTCTGACCGGCAGCCGACATGACACCGGGCAGCGGGAACAGGTCCGATACCGGGTCCCACTGTGCCCGCTTCTCGACTTCCTGAGACGGCCCCCGGAAGAGCGCACGCCAAAAGCCCATGTGAGCCACCCCCCGCTTGACTCACCTAGGCACCGACTCACGTGATTCGGTGGTCTGAGTCGTGCTAGTCGTCGTCTAGGTACTGGTCGAAATCCGGGGAGCCGACGTTGAACACGTGGCCGTCTTTGTCCTCCCACGTGGCGACGATTGCCGTCTCAATCAAGTGGGGGTTCTCTTCCCGGAACATCACTGCGCCGTGAACGGCGAGGATCATTGCAATGCAAAGGTCGATCTTCCGGCGCGACGAAGCGTGTTCCTTCGTGACGCGCGCCCCGTTCTTGTCCTCACGAAGAACGGCGTTACCTATATGCCGGGCAAGCGCCGGGTCCCCGTCGTGCGACAAGCGGCCGTCACGGCAGGCGTCATAGACGATCTGCGTTGCCGGGACCATGCGCTTAAGGCTGTTCGTCGGGAAAGCCTCAACCGGCCACCCCTCAGCCTCAAGGTTGTCTAGCGTCTCTTCCCAGCGGTACGGGTCGGCCACGAGATTGCGCACGTGGTACGTGTCCAGCGCGGAGCGGAGAGCTTCCCGCACGTCCACCATGGGAACGCGCCAATGCGCGTCATCCGGCGGAGCCTCCCAGTGCCCCAGCACGAACACCCGAAGGTCACTCACGCGGGCAGCCACCAGGGCCGTACTGTCACCCTTCCAAGAGCCGTCAAATCCCAACACCACGGCGTCACCGGGGTTCAGAGTGTCGTCTACCGCAAGGGAGTCCCAAAGGCCGTGAGGCAGCCACGTAGACGCGCCACGGACGAACTGAGACAGACGGTAGATGCGGAAGCTAGCTTCCGTACTGCGCTGAGCGGCAGCCTTGAAATCCTCTTCGTTCAGAATCTCGTACGACGGATTGCACGCACGCCACACTTCGGGGTCTAGGTGGTCCACCTGTTCCCCGATGCGCGGACCCCACGACCGATAGAAGAGCGTCGGGTCCGTCGCCTCACCGGAGTTGACCCGCTCGCCTTGCTCACAGAGCTTGGCAAAGGGGCCGTCCGGATCGGGCCCGGCAGTCGAGACCACCCACGTAATCGGCTGGTTCCGTGCGGCACTGCCCAGCGTCAACGCGTCGAACAGATCGGCCGTCTTGCTGAACGCGTATTCGTCAAGGCTGACCGCTGAGGGGTTGAGCCCCTGTTGCCGCCCGGCGTCCGCTGACACCACGCGATAGGTGCAGTCCTTGAACTTGATCACATCGCGCTGAACTTCACAGACGGCAGCCAACTTCGGGGAAGCGGTCACCATCTGCTTTGCCGCATCAAAAACCATGCGAGCCTGATTGCGGTCATTGGCGGCAGCGATGATCTGACGCTGAGCGTCGGCCCGGTCGGCAATCAGGTGGTACAGCATGATTGCGGCGGCAAGCGTTGACTTGCCGTTCTTCCGCGCAATGCAGACCACGGCCATTCGGTGCTTGCGAATCCATCGGCCGAATGTGTCTTGCCGAAGTTCGTATGCGTCAATGAGTAGCTGACGCTGCCATTCGAGAAGCCGGAAAGGCTGACCGGCGAATGAACCGGTAAGACGGCAGAATCGCTCAACCCAGTTGGCGACCCGGTAACCCTCACTCGGGAACGGCGCATCATCGGGAATATGGCGAGCGATCACGGGATCAATGCCGGTCACGCTCCCCCCTCCCAGTAGGCACCGACTCACGTGAGTCGGTGGTCAGAAGTCTTCGGGTCCGGCAGCCACGCGGCGAGCCTCAGCCGCCACGATGCCCAGACGCATACGCGCTTCGGGCGTGAAGCCGATCACGGTTTCTATCGCCCGTAGTTCCTTCTCCGTGGACTCCACATAGCGCATGGCCGGATGAACGGCAGGCTGACCGGTTGAACCCACGGTCATGAGTCCGTCATTGGCGACGGCCGCAAGGAGTGCCGCACGCCGGTCGTGAAGTTCGCAGTACCGGAGAATGATGTTCCGGTCCGTCTCCGGGGAGTACGCACCATTGCCCGCTGACCAGACGTTCCGCCAGACCTCACGGCCGACGCGCTTGAGTCCGGCAGGCACGCGGGGGGCCCGACCCTCGTAGACCACGGGGGCGGCACTCTCGGCAGCCGCATTGGCATTGCCGGTGCGCACGTCGGGGCTCTTGCTTCGGGACACGTTGACACCACCTTCCGGGGGCTTATCGACCCCTTAACGGGTGCCTTTCTCTCGTGCGCGAATGCGGGCTTGGCCAGTAACCACAAGGGAGACCGACCCTAAAAACGGCGTCACACCTAGCGCGCGTTTTCCGAGCTTGGGCCGGGATCGCCAGGGGGCACGTCTGGGGAACTTTGGAAGCGCCCCACCCTTCCCACGGGGTCAGAACGGACGCTTACCGAAGTCCATTGCCGTCTTGACGACGTGACAACGCTTGCAGAGAACCTGAACGTTGTCCGCCACGTCCTCACCACCGAGAGCAAGGGGCTTGATGTGGTCAATGTCCACCTGACTAGGCAGGTAGGTCACGCCACACATGGCGCACGTTCCCGCCACGGCCTTACGTACAGCCTTACGCAAGAGCGCTGCCGCATTGTGACCACGGGCAATTGCCTCACGCCGCTTGCGGTGCGCCTGATATGAACGGCCGCTCTCGTAAGCCTTGTGGTGCACGTGACACCGACCCTTATGGGTGGCCCACTCTCGACAGTCAAGGCACCGGGTGCGCATGAGACCCCCCCTATCCGGGGAAGCCCCCGCCCCTCTCGATGGCACCGACTCACGTGAGTCGGTGGTCTGGTACCTGCCCCCGGATTCGAACCGGGATCATCACGGGTCTAAGCCGTGCGCCTCGTACCGTTGGGCTAGGCAGGCACGGAGAGTGCGGGTACTCAGTCCGCCCCGATTGGAGGGGTGCGCGGTATCCCCGCTCTCTCTACCTTTACTAGAGCGCAAGGGTTCCCTAGAGCGCCCCGGTTGCCGGTCTTTCGGGACCTCGGGAATGTGATGCCGGTCACCGTGCGGTGAAACGGTGATTGGAAGGCTGTTTCTGTTTTCCTTGTGACTTTCTCAAGGGATATTGGAATCAAGGTAAGAACCACCGTTTCACCGCACCACCCCCGCTGAAAGTGCACGGCCGCACACGCCCCGTATCCGGATGACCGCATTCCGTATTGCATGAGCATGTCAAGAATGGGTCCAAGAGAAAGCCCCCGAACCCCGAAGGGCTTAGGGGCCGTCTGCGGTCACCGTGGGCCGTAGCGCGCCCAGTTGGGGCCGGATGCCGTCTCAGGCGCTCTCAGGGGCGTTCAGGGGCCCGTACAACGGTGTCCGTCGTAGCCCACTCGCGCACCTTGTCACGCGGGGCCGCGTAGCCGGTCGGTGCGTCCAGCTCGACCAGGACCCGCCCGGGGTACTGGGGGTCATCCGTCACGGCGACCGTGCCGGGGATGCCGCCGCGCCAGCCGAGAGCGTCACCACCCGTGGGGCCGTTCACCACCCGGAAGATTTCCACGCGGTCCCCTTCGCCAAGGGGGGTGCCGAAGTGGTCATGCATCGCGTGTGCTCCTGTCTGCCGTTGTCTGCCTGTCTGAGACCCTGGGGGAAGCCCCGGCGTGTTACCCGCACGCCGGGGCCCCTCAGTGTCACGCACTGACCAGTTCTGCCGTCTCGTCGTGCTCCTGGTCTTCGTCCGCCTCTTCGGGTTCAGGCTTGGCCCAATGCACCGTGACACGGTCGGCAATGTCCTTGATCTTGCCGGACGTACGGGGCCCAATCTCTACGTGATCAAGGAAGAAGCTCAGGAACTCCCGACGCTTGATCATTCCCCACTTGTCCCACAGTGAGCCCTTACCGATCGGGTCATCATCCGGCGTTCCTGCCCGCCAGTTGTCCCACGGAACGCTGACCGCCTGAATCTGTCGGGCGCGAAGTTCCTTGAGTCGGGTTCGGCACAGTTCTTCGGTCCGCTGCATGGACTGAACGGCTTCCGTGAACGCCGCACGACCCACGGTGCCCTTGTAAAGACCGGCCTTCTTGTCTGCGTAGATTTCCAAGAGGCTTTGTTCCGTGTGCTTCAACTGCGCCTCAAGTTCGTTGCACTCCTGCGCCACGCCTGCCGTGTCTTGCTGCCGGGCGAACCGCTCAGCGACGGCAGCCATGAGCGTGCGGTCTTCTTCGTTCTCCGTGTCGAGATTCACCAGCCGTGCCCACACCTTCCGGGCAACGTATTCGTCGGTCTGGTCCACGCGCACACTCACGCGGGTAACCCCCATGCGCTTTGCGCCGCTTCCTTCTCGGTTGCTGCGGTAGCGCGGAACGCCATCCGTAAGCGTGGTGCTAGTGGTGGCCCCACAGTACGAGAACAGAATGGGCCAGCCGGTCAACAAGTAGGTACCGCCGTGGTACGGGCGACGCATCTTGCCTTCGGTGGAAATCGCCTTCTGCAAGACGTACCACTCAGCCGGGGTGACGATCTGCTCGTGAACGTGGATCGGATTACCGTTGTCGTCGCGCCGGATTGCCCACTTGTCCGACGTAACCCGGTCAGCGGCCATACCCGCAATTCGCGGGTCGCGGAGCGTCCTTAGAACCGCTTGCGGAGTCCAGCGGGGTTCCGGGTGCTGCTTGTAGTTCCCGCGCTTCCGGCGAGCGTCCACGCGGTTCTTTCCGGCTTCTGTTCGCCAACCGGGCGGGGGAGTGTCGGGGTTGGTAGTCAGCTTCTCGGCAATTTGGCCGGGCGTAAGTCCCTCCTTCTCAGCCATCTGCCGCATGAGAAGGACCGTAGAACGCCCGCTATCCGTCGGGTGGATAGAGACGTACTTGACGCCGTTCTCGCCAATCTTCTTGACGTTCTCGCCCCACCACGGGGCATTGCCTGAGACGTGCCCGCCTGCCTTTCGGGCAAGCTCCTTGGTGTTGACGATGAACGCTGACTTGGTGTCGCTTTCCTGCTTTGCGAGTCCAGCGATGATGGCGAAGATTCCCGCGCCGATAGGGTCACTGGTGTCAAGGTACGGTTCGCGCACGCTCACCAGGGAAACGGCGTTGTCCCGCATTACCTTCTCAATGGCGAAAGCCTCTTGAGCACCCATGCGGGTAAGTCGACTCAAGGTGAAGATGACCACCACGTCACACTTGTTGCCGCGAACCCAGTTCATCATTTCGTCAAAGCCGTCACGCTGAACGCTGGGGTCCCAACCGGACTTACCTACGTCCCGGAATCGCTTGACTACGCGGTACCCGCGTGCGGCGCAGAGCGCTTCTCCTGCCTCCCACTGCATGAGGGGGCTTGCGTCGCTGCCGTCTTCGTTGAGCTTGCTCTGACGCGCGTACAGAACCGCGCGGGGTCGGTCATCGGCTGCCTCTTGGGCTACGTGGCCGTTGAGGGTCTTTGATGCCAT